TAGTGTTTTGCTTCATCAATTATCTTTTTCATAGTCTCCTCCAATTTTATAAATAAATTATCTACAGATTTAAAAAAATTATAAAAAAATTTATCTAACATTTTACTATGGGCGAGTATATCACAACTCGCCCAAGGTGTAATTACTTAACTTGAATGTCTTTTATTTCAATTTCTTCTGGTTCTTGAACACCTAATTTTACAGACAAAACTCCGTCTTTCATTTCAGCTTCATTTACCACTACATCTTTATGTAATTGAAATTGTTTAAAGAACTTTCTAAATGCTAGTCCTTTTTCGATATAATCTTTTTCAGAATCATCTACTTGTCCTGATACAGATAAAATACCATCTTTGTATTGAACTTTAACATTCTTTTTATTAAAGCCTGCAAGTCCTAATTCAAGACCGTATTCTCCTTTACCGTATTTAACTACATTATAGAAAGGAAACGATTGTACTTTTGACCAATTATCAAAAATTGAATCAAATGAATCACCAAACATTTTATCTGTTTGATTCCAAACGTCTTTATTAAATTTATTGATTAAATCTAGTGCTGTCATATTATCCTCCTTTGATTAAGCAAGTTTAATCGGCCACATTTCTGTGCACCTATTATTATTATAGTTATGATTTTTTAAATTACAAGTGCTAGCACTTCCATCTTCTTCTAGCTTGTCTTAATCTTGAATTTGGATCCTTTGCAGCTTTTGGAAACATCTTCATTTGTCCTGCTGATCTAGCGCAAAAAGATTTTCTTCTTTTGGCATCTTTAGATCCTTTTTTAACTTTACCTGTTACTGCTGTCTTTAATTTAGAACCTGGATTCATTCTACGATAAGCTTTAACTCCAGCTTGAGTCATACCTGCACCAGATTTTGTAGGTCTAAAATTCTTTTTATTACGCGCAGGCATTCCACCTTTTGCGTATCCATCGATTTCTATACCTAAGTCAGCATAGTAATCCATGCACTACCTCTAGTAAGTTAATCCTGGAGCTGAATATTTATCTGTTAATAAAGTATATGCAGCAATATTAGTTTTTGTTTTACAGTAAATACCTTTTGGAAATACGATTCCATCATCAGGAAAAGAAAAGTTTACTGTATCACCTGATGCTACGTCTCCAATAAACAATGTTGTTCCTGAGTTAGAAGTTGTGGTTAATTCTAAAACACCTGCTCCACCACCATCAGAAGCAATAATAATCCCTTTAAGTCTTATCGGTTGTTCAATAATTGCAGTAGCACCTGCTGCCGCAGTTGATCTAGTTGCTTGAATGTCTAATCCCATAATAAATCCTATTTTATATTAAAAGTATAGGGGCGTAAATACTACGCCCCTATAACTAAGTCTATTACGCTCCTGGAGAGCCGAAGATTCCTCTAGGGTCAGACCAACCGAAGCTGTATCTTTCTCTAGCTTTAAATCTTACGTTTCCAGTGTCGAAATCACCTTCAATCGCTGTTTTAATTGGCGATCTTACAAAGTGTTTCAAACCATTAGGCGCATCAGTCATGATGAAGAAAGCATCAGTGTCAGTCAAGAAATGATTGACTCTGTAACCTTCTGGGATCATTCCCATATTCATCATAGCGTTGATGTCGTTTTTAGCGAAGCCAGTTGAACTAGCAATGCCCGCTGTTGTAGACAATGGAGACTTCATGATTCTCTCAGCAGTAAATTGTAATTCTTTTGGAATAATCAATTTTCTACCTTGTAGAGCGATCTTTAATCCTCTTTCATCTACGAACGCAGCGATATCGATTAACGCTTGTTCTAATGATGTTTCTGACAAATCAGAAGCAGTTGAAAGTTCATTTCTGAACGTTCCGCCACTAGCTAATGGGTGGTCAGTAGTACAAAGTGCTTTACCGTCACCTCCATTGTAGCTTCCTCCTGTATCAAACGCATTGTTTAATACATTCGCTGCTGTGATTTGTTTAGATTGCGCCATTGATCTAGCAAGAGCTCTTGTATATCTGCCCGCTAATCTGTCGTATAAGTTATCTTCAATTGCCTCTTCTGTGATAGCAAATGCTAACGCCACAGTATTGTGAGTGTATCTTGAAGTGTATACTTCAGAAGCTTGGTCAAAAGTGACCATAGCACCTTCAGCTTTAGTTGCTGCTGTGCCAAAGCCAGATAACATAACTTCTTCTTCAAACGCTCTGTCTGAAGCTTCTGCCATGAAGATCTCTGCATGCTCATTGTCGTATCTGTTGTATTCCAGGCCAAATAGTGCATTTAAACCTGGCTCTAGTTCTTTAACTAGTTGTGATCGTGATATAGCCATATTTATTTACTCCTATTATATGCCTGTGCCTTGACTATAGAAGTGTTTGTTAATTCTAACTAACACATCCACATTCACGCTTCCAGCTGTTGAATTGTTTGTATCTTGCGATATATCAATTGCTTGAAGCACAGTACCACTTGTTGTTAAACCAGATACACTGTAGTCCAATTGAACTTGAGATATACCTGTTAGAGTGCTACCGCCGGCGTTTGTTATTGCAAAGTTTTTAAAGATGTCTGCTACTGCGAACGCACCATCAGAGTCTATTGAATAAACTACATTTGGATCATCAATAACGGTAGCGACAATGTCACTAGCGTTAACTGTTCCTGGATAATAGTTTTTCCAAGTAGGCTTCTGAGTAGTAGGATCTGTGTAGAACACTCCGTTAAAAACGCCCACAACCATTTCAGAAGTATTTGCAACTGCTCTTTGGATTCCACCACCTGTAACAGGTATTACCAAGTCACCTTGGTAAATTGGTGTTCCATAGTTCGCTGCAATTCTGTATCTGTTTTGCGCGTTAATAAATGGAGAGCCATCTAACTTTCTTACTGGTCTAAGACCATATTTTTCAGCTACATTAGCCATAGTTATTTTCTCCTTTTATTGTTTACTTTTTACTTTGGAGTGAATATTCCCAAATAATTAGGATTTATTTCCACCACCAAAAGTTACGCGAGATTGTCTACTAATATTAATAGGCATCTCCGGTCGTTGTTCCTTCATGACATCGTTGTCTACCGCGTCGACTCTGTCTTGAGTAATTCTTTTGAAATACTCAGCACGGCTTTTTGCGATCTCTTCAGGTATCCTTCCCAACACAAGGCCAGCAACCCCGATCAAACCTGCGTAAGTTCCCTGAGCTATGACTGGATAAGAGTGATCACCGAGTTGATTTTTAATCTCTTCAGCTCTCACAAATTCCCAACCTTCTCTCATTTTCTTAGATACATTTGCTGTATCCTGAAAACCCATACTTTCGGTTCTGATCCATCTATGGACATAACCGTCTGGCGCAGGTGGTGCATCCAGAGATGATGGTGGCGTCCAAGGTTTATTTCTTAAATTTTTAAGTTCCTCAGATGCGCGTGAAGTTCTATTTTTATTATCGCTCATACTACTGTACCTCCTTCACGTATTTAGCGTATTCTTCTAGTGGCACCCCTAATTTTTTGGCAATAGCCACCTGTGATTTGGTGAGTCTCACAGATCTACGTCCCTGCTGAGTTCTTCCAGCAGAAGCAACTTTTTGGACGGGTCTTCGTTGCTCTTGAACAGCAAAACGATGAGGGAAATTATCCTTCATTCGTTTGTCTATCTCATTATAATACTCATCACTTTCAACATCAACACCCATACCCACTAGATCTTCGTGTATAGTCATTGCTGCAGTGGTCATGATTCTATCATTACCAAACCAAGTGTTTTTGCCAGCCCACTCTCTAGCCCTAGAACTAGGCTCTTGAGGGACAATGTCTCTTTCTGAGTATTTTGGCTCTTCTTTGACGCTATTTTTCTGCTCTTCAAGCTGTTTAAGTCTAGCTTCTCTATCTGCCATCTTAATTCTAGCTTTTTCTTTTTCAACAGTTAATTGAGTAAGCTCGTCATTAGCTTGCATGATCGCATCTGCGTCATTAGCTTCAATAGCCTCTTTAAGCTTTCTTTTTACCTGTTCTCTTTGAGCATCAACTCTAGCATCAAATTCTTTTAAATATTTCTCATCCGCAGAATCGTATTTTGTTTGCGAATCATCATATTTTTTTTGTAAACCTTTTGCAAAATCCAAAGCTGCTTGTTCTCTTCTTTCAGCCTCTCTGTATCTTCTTGTAAGTTTATCAATTCTTTTTTTGACTGCATCAGATACTTTTGATAAATCATCAAAATCATCTTTCTGCTCTGTTTGTGTTTCTTGTTTTGGTTCTTCCTGAACTTCATAAGCAACTTCTTCTTTTGGTTGCTCTTTGTCATGATCAGTATAACCTAAATCTACTTCACCAACATTTAAATTTGGTTCTTTAGATTCTTCCTGTTTTGTTTCCTCAATATTAACATCTGTATCTTTTACATCGTCAAGATCGATTTCTACTTCAGGGTTTTTATTTGCATCAGCCATGATGTTTCCTCCTTAATATAAATGCAGAATATCTTCTGGTTTACTTATTGTTGCGATGATTTCATCGTCATTTAAAATTCGATGTTCACCGTATTTTGTTTTGAATCTAGATCCAGCATATCTTCCATAGATTACAAATTGTCCTTTTTTACACCAAGGACCTTTTGGAAATTTATCTTTATCCGCATAACAAAGATCACCCATTTCAACAACTAAACCAACAACAGTTGTCATTTGAATAGTTTCGCTTGAGTTATCAGTTAAAATTATTCCACCTTTAGTTTTTTTCGGACCTGCGTAAGGTCTAACTAAAAGTCTATAACCAACTGGTTTTGGTATAAGGTCGAGATATTTTTGAATACCTTCTGGATCAGTAGGTATGGCTTGTTCTTTTGATTCTGGTGCAGCCCCACCATTTATTTTATTGATCCCAACAATTGTGGAATCAGGTGTTATTATCGTCATCGACATTCTCCTCGTTTCTCTGCAGGTCTTTAAGATCCTGTAGCAGCGTTTCTAAAGCGCTGAGTTTCCCTCTAGAATACGATAGGTTGTCGATGGTGTCTACATGGTACACCAAATCCTCTTTAGTCTTATCTATCTGTTTTTTGATGTAATGTCTAATGGATTGTAGTGTATCTAAATCAAGATTCATTTTTTTCTAATAAAATTTTATTTTTTCCTTGTTCTACAGTAGAAAAACCATATTTTTTCAATATAGTTTCTATTAGTGGCATTTCATATTTGGTGTAGTCATCAAATACGTATCTTGTATTAGGCGCAGTTCTATTTGCAAACCAAACTGCCTCAGTTATAACATCTTTAGTCATATGAGGACCGTCAAAATGAACAAAAGCAAATGTTGAAAATCTATGTTCTGAATCATTCATAAATTGGGTATCCGTCATATTACATAATACAAATTTTCCAGCATTTCTGTATTTATAAAAATCATTTAACATAGTATCACGCATCTCATCAGTATAATCACAAGTATAAGATGGAGTATGATCGTAATGTTGGTAGTTTAAATTACCATAAGGATCAACACCAACATGAATATAATTATTTTTAATATTGTCTAAAATTATTTTAGAGCCCAAACCTTCTCTAACACCAATCTCACAAGATTTGTGTCCTTGGCAATCAAAGTTTGACCATTTTTCTAATAGATTGTATTCTGAACTATCACCTCTAATCATAGGTGATGTATATCACTTACTTACGTTTAATCAAGTCTGTAGCTTTAAGTCCGTACACGCTCGCAATTACTCCGACAAATATGGTTTGATACCAGAACGGAAGTTGTGAGAAATATTCGAAAAACAATTTCATTTTGTCCATTGCAGTTGGGTCATCCGAAAAAACTGCCCACGCAAGAAGTAGTATAGGGGCTGAAAGTAAAATTAATATGAATTCGTCCTTCCAGTCCGATTGCCTTGCTTCTAATAATTTACCGTTATATTCTAATTCGCCGCGAGCTTGCATTTCTGCATTCCTCAACGCAGCATCAGACATCGCTTGTTTGGTTTTCTGTTTGTTTGAATATAGGTGAGCTCCAGTCTTTAGGGCCATTCCCAATAGATTTAACCACATTGTAATATTGTTCTTTTCTCCTTATACTTAAATAGGGTAACATCTCCTCCATGAAGTGTAAAGCACGTGTGCCTTTAAGCCAAAATCTCCACATATCTTTATAATGTTTTTTAGATCTTTTTCTAAACCAAATATTACTATTTAAATTAAAATATCTTTGAAATTTTTTTATAACGTCTTCGTCAGACATTTGAACTTCTAAAACAGCTACAGGGTTTCGGTTTCCAAATCTATTTACACCAAACCAACCCTCACCTTCAAATACACCCGATAAAAATATTAATTGTTCTTTTTTAGAAAAATTTTCGAACATTAAGATTTATAACAAATCTTTATAATAATCGCTACCTTTAAATTGTAATCCACCCTTAGATTTTTTAGTAAGTCCAGACAGTCCTTTTTCTTGTTCTCTTAAAATCTTTAATCCTTGTGATATTTGTGATTCAGAAGACATAGTGACATCAACATCATTTTTCATAATATCATCAAATTTTTTATGAAGATCAGGTCTATTTTTTAAAACTCTTTTTGCAATTTGACTTCCTATGTATTTTGCAATTTTAGCTACCATTTAAACCTCTACATTCTGAACAACCTTTTTTAAATTGTTCATGTCGATTACAATGTTCTTTTTCTATAATTTTTTCTTTATAAATTATTGGCGGAAAAAATAAACACCAAATAAATCTTGCAAGTTTTTTAAATATCATTTGACCCCTTGAAATCCAAAACCTTTTACTTGTATTGAGCTATTACCTGGATATATATTTTTATTGGTAGCTTCTCTATTAGGACATCCACCCATGTTTAATTTAATAGGAGGAACTTGTGAGTTCGGTCCTTTCTTAGGAGGAATTGTTTTTGTTAATTTTTTATTAATCATAATAAACTTTTATCTACGTTAGATGATATCACAACACTACCACCATATTCAAATTTTTGAGTTTCTGGTGTTTTACATGGAGGATAAGTTCCATCTGGACAAAGTTGTGGTTTATCATTAGTTGCTAAAGTTGCTTGAGGTGTTTGTACCTTATTTTTATCTTTAGTTCCCATAACTTGTTTACCTATCATGGTATCTCTTAATGCTCCTATAGCATTCATAAAACCTGCACCAGGTATAATATTTCCTAACCCTAAAGATTGTTGTCTTGCTCTAAGATTACCTGAAAAACTTGTAATTGAATCAGTAGCAATACCTGGATCCGTTGCATTATTACCGCCTCCTAATGAAGCCATTGCGGATTGGTTGGCTGCAACATTTGCAGCTTCTGAACCTAAATCTCCTGTATCCACTGCACTACCGCTTGCAGCTTTAATACCTTTTAACTTTCCAGAATTTTCCATGGCATAAAAAACAGACTTACCTTTTTTCGTACCGTAGCGCTTCTCCATAGAAGCTAATATCTTTTTACCCTTTTTGTTTAGCGGCATTTTGTTTTGCTCCTTGCATAGCT